TGTCAATAAAGATTACAAAATAACCGGTTGGGGTATTATAAATTTATCCGATGAAGAGAAATTCAATACATGCTCTCATGTTCTGGTAGATAAGAAAACTAATGTAGATAGGGTATGTGGTAAAAAAGCATCATATATTTGTAATGATAAAAAATCTAAAGATACAGAAACAAGACATTTTTGTAAAGTCCATAGAAATCGCTTTATAAAGGATTTTCCAGATTCAGTTAAATGTATAGCAGAAATAAAAAAGAAAAAAAAGGTAAAGAAACCCTTATTAGAATTAAATATTACCATGGTAGAAAAAATGAATGAGATTCCCGAATTGTTAGAAGTAGATGAAGTGTTAATAGAAAATCAACCTTCTCTAAAAAACCCTCACATGAAGAGTATACAAATGATGATATTCAGTTATTTTGTAATGAAGGGTTTTATTGAAAATAAATTATTAAATAATATAGTAATGTTGTCGGCGAGGAATAAATTGAAGATCTATAATGGTGAACCAATTGATGCTTCCCATATAAAAGATAAATATAGGCAAAATAAATATTTGGCGATTAAATATTGTGGAATAATGATACAAACACAATCCGAAGAATATAAAACCCAATATGATACATCTAAAAAAAAAGACGATTTAGCAGATAGTTTCTTACAAGGCGTATTTTATTTAAATAGACAATATAAGTTTATTAAATAGATTTTATGCATCTTATATTATTTACACCCTGCGATTTGTTATCTGTAACCGCGGACAGATACTCATAGAATATAACTCTTGGAATAATAATTTACACGCATATGGTAGGATTATTTTATTGAAACTGGTATAATTATCGCATTTTTGACATTCATATTTATTCTGATTGGCATTATACACACATATAGTCCCGCATAAATTACACGTATAAATCGTATATTTATCTGACACATCTAATAATCTTTCTTTAAGGAACGCGCTCGCTCCATGAGATATGATACAATCTCTTTCCATCTCACCAAAACGTAAACCTCCATCGCGCGTTCTGCCTTCGGTGGGTTGTCGCGTCATTAAAACGATTGGACCTTGTGCGCGACTATGTATTTTATCGGCACTCATGTGTTTTAGTTTCTGATAATAGGTAGGTCCTATAAATATTTTAGTCCTCATTTGCTCCCCATTAATTCCATTATATAATACTTCATTACCATATCCTTCTAATCCGCATGATTGTAAAATTTCTTTTAAAATATTAATATCTATTTGTTCGAATGTAGTACCATCCCCCTGATATCCTAATTTCGAACAACATTTACCTAATACGCACTCAATTAATTGGGCAATAGTCATTCTAGAAGGGATAGCGTGTGGATTAATGATAATATCTGGAACAATTCCATCTTTAGTAAATGGCATATCTTCTGCTGGTAGGGTCATTCCAACCGTTCCTTTCTGACCATGTCTACTTGAAAATTTATCTCCAACTTCCGGAACACGACAACTTCTAACGCGGATTTTACACATTTTATAGCCATCGCTATTTATATTAACATAATTTTTATCAATATATCCGACTTCATTATTTCGTAATACGACACTACAATCTTTATATTTGAATTTATTTTCACTTATACTAATGGGTGACACTTTACCTATAATAATTTGTCCAGATGATACATATGTATTTTCAGGGACAAATCCCGATTCATTTAATTTAGAATAATCATATGATTTGGGATATAAAAGATTGTTTTTATCGGGCTTCTGGAATTTCTCTTCTTCTCCGGATAATTGGTTTTTCTTTTCTTCATTTTTATATGTTCTAAAGAATACGGATCTAAATAATCCTCTATCAATAGACGATTGATTGAATATAATAGAATCCTCTTGATTGTATCCGGTATAACAACCTATCGCCACAATTACATTCATGCCACTAGGTAGTTTGTCACAATTCATATATTTCATACTTTTAGTATTAACAATTGGTTTCTGTGGATAATATAATATATGAAAGAATGTATCTAATCTGTTAGAGTAGTTAGAAACATTTAAACCGATTGCTTGTTTGCCCATAGCTGATTGATAAGTATTTCTGGGAGATTGATTATGGTGTGAAAATGGAATGGCCGACGCCAATACTCCTAAAATTAGTGACGGGTGAATTTCACAATGGGTATATTTATTTATTTTTAAATTTTTGTTTGATTTCGAATATAGATCTTCAATTCTCATACAAATTAAGGCATTATTTACTTCACACACATCAATATATTCAATAATGTTGGTTATTTGGGATTTTTTTGTAGTTAGTAACTTAATAGAAGATATTTTATCTCCAATATTAACAGTTTCAGTAACAATATTGGAAACCAGATTATTCCATGTATATTTTTTGTTTTTAATTTTCTCATCGATTTCATGCGTATAATGACATTTATTATTAGTTACTATGAATAGTGGTCGCGTACAGCGTCCATCATCTGTATATATTTTTATAATATTAATATCCATAATCCATTGAATTGATGTGTAAATATTAATAATACTGTTTCTCTTATAATATTTAAGAGTATCATATAATTTAGTTGGATCTAGGTGAAACCCTAACCATACGCCATTTAAAAATATTTTAGTATTAATTCCTTTATCAAATGTATATCTATCTATATCTTTTAATAGGATTAAATCGTGATTTAATAAAATTCTTTTAATAGGTTCGGACCTCGTATAATTAGTTATGATACATCCTAGTGATATATTAGTGACTACGCCAACGGATTGTCCCTCTGGCGTTTCAGTTGGACATACATATCCCCATTGTGTCCCGTTTAATTTTCTGGGAGGGATTAACTTCCCGGTTTTTTCCATTGGAGTATTTACTCTTCTAATATGTGATAAAGTGCTTAAGCATGTTAACCTATTTAATACTTGAGATACACCCTGTTTACTAGAATTTTTTATACCCCAATTACCAGTAGCCATACACGTTTTAATATTTGTTTCCAAGAAACTCGATTTTATAATTTTATAGATACTAACATTGTTAATTATATTAGAAACGTCTTTATTAGAATCATTTATGTTATATAAAACTTCTTTATTAATTGAATTTTTCATATCTTTCACCATTTTATTAACACATTGGCGAGTAATTAATCCTAATAAGTAACCAGGCGTTTCTAATCGTTTATTATTATAACTATCTCTGTCGTCGAATTCATAAATCCCTATATAACACATAATAAGTTTATTTATCATATAACCAATAAAGAATGCTTTATTAATATATGTTTTGATATGGGGTAATACGTCATTATCTAAGACATAATTTAAATATTTTAGTTTGTTTTCGGGAGTAATACTCTTATTGTAATTATTAAAATGACCTACCATAAATTCCTTTGCTTCTATTTGTGTAGTTATCTGTTTGCCTTCTTGCATACTTGCTTCTAATATCTTACAAATAGTTTTGTATACATTATCGGTTTGATTGTTAGTAATAAATGATATAATTTCGCGGTCACTTTCAATACCTAACGCTTTAAATAATATAAATATGGGAATTTCCTGCTTTAAATGAGGAACAGATACTCTAAAATAATTATTATAAATATCGTCTTTTTTAGTAACTTTAATAGTTAATGTTTTTGGAGTGGTAAATACTCCATCGGGAGCAGATCGCACTTCGGCAATTAATTTATATTTATTATTCCGTTGATTTTTATATACAAATACCTCATTATTCGCGATTTTAATTTGCGTTATAAGGACCTTTTCATTACCATTAATTATAAAATAACCACCATGATCATATTTACATTCATTCATTTTGGAATAAGTATTTTTATAATCATCTAATATACAGTATTTTGATTTGACCATAATAGGAATTTTTCCAAATAAAATGTCTTTAATGATTTTATCGGGGAGACTTATAATAGTGCCATTTTCATCAATGTTAATACTAACAGATATATCAATATAAACCGGAGATGAATATGTAAATCCTCGTAGTCGCGATTCATTTGGAGTCATTAATTTCATACTACCATTGTTTTCATGAATTATAGGTTTTTTAACATTAATATTAATTATATTTAGAGTTATTTTTTTAATTTTATTATTTGGTTTAATATCTTCTTTATCTGTATTCACTGGACTACTATTTGTTTTATTATAAATGTCATTTAAATTAATACTTAGTGGAAAATATTGACTTAATATATTAGGAAATACATTTTCTACAAAATCATTATAAGAACTAATTTGATGATTTACTAATATGTTTTCTCTCTTAAAAAATAGATCAACTACATTCCATACATTAGGACATGTAGTATCCTTATTTGCTGTATCAGTTTTTTTAGAATCCATTTATTTATTAATAAATAAATTTATAATCAATTTATTAATAAATGGATATTACAATTAATATATATATTTAAATTAAGAATTAATTATTATTAATATGTTAAAACTTTAAATAAATTCAAATTTAATGTAAATAAAATTAATGTTATAAAATTTAATGTAAATAAAATTAATGTTATAAAATTTAATGTTATAAAATTTAATGTAAATAAAATTAATGTTATAAAATT